TAAAGAAAGAGTACATCAACCATGTCCATATATTGATTGTGGTTCGTCGGATGCTTTCAGTTATAACACGGATGGGTTTGGTCGTTGTCACTCTTGTCTTAAGTCGTATCCAAGTAAAACTGGTGAGACATTTGAGTGGGCTAAGGATAAGTACCCACTAGCGGAAAAGGAAAATATAATGTCGTTTACACCTAAGAGGATAGAGACCGCTGGTGATGGTCGTTATACACCCCTCCGAGGGATTAATGCTCGTACTATGGAAGACTTTAATGTTAAGACATATGATGGTCGGCAAGAGTACATATACCCCAGCGGTGGAATTAAAGTCCGTACCCTACACGAGAAAGGGTTCTACACTAAGGACGGGTTCAAGGGTGATGAACTGTTTGGTATGAATATGTTTACCGCTGGTTGTTCTAAGACTGTAACCATCACTGAGGGGGAACTAGATGCCTTATCAGTAGCACAGATGATGAAGAGTCAATACATTAATCCTGTTGTATCATTACCATCTGGTAGTCCCTCTAAGAAGCTGTGGGAGAATTGTAAGGAGTGGCTAGATAGTTTCCAGAAGATTGTGTTGTCAGTAGATAATGATGATACTGGTAATGCCTTAGCTGATCGGGTAGCTAAGTTGTTTCCTAACAAGGTGTACCGAGTACCACACGATAAGTATAAGGATGCTAATGAGTTCCTACAGGACAATGCACATGCGGAGTTCAAGAGTGCATGGTGGAACGCTGCTAAGTATACACCTGAGAATATCTTAAACACTGCCGATCAGTTCTTGTCGTTGTATCGGGATACACCAGATCATGTATACGTTCCTACAGGTATCACTGACTTAGATGATAAGATCATGGGGCTTATGCAGGGTCACTTCACAGTGATTAAGGCACCTACTGGCATTGGCAAGACTGAGGTTATGCGTTTCTTGGAATACAACATGCTACAGCGTAAGGTTCCTATTGCTGCATGGCACCTAGAGGAAACTAAGCTACGATCCCTTCTTGGGCTTGTGTCGTATGAGTTACAGGATAACCTAACTAGGCGTGACTTGATTGATGACAAGGGTAGGCATGAGGATGTCATAGAAGCTATTAAGAGTATTACTAGGGACGAGAACTTCTATCAGTTCTACTTAGGGGATGGTCAAGGTACTGATGAACTGTGTGATCAGATACGTTTCTTTAGTCAGGCATGTGGATGTAAGTATGTATTCTTTGAACCTATCCAAGACGTTGTGGCTGGACGATCAGAGGCATCTAAGGAAGAGTTACTAGCTGACCTATCCGTAAGGCTCTCTAAGCTATCAGCGGAGCTAAATGTGGGCATTGTGACTATCGCTCACACTAATGAAGATGGAGACCCTAAGTACTGTAAGATGATAGGACAACGTGCCAGTGTTATCATTGATCTGTCTAGGGATAAAGAAGCAGAAGACCTTGATGAAAGAAACACAACATACATCACGGTACAAAAAAACCGCCCTTGCAGTGAAGAAGGACGGGCTGGCAGAATGAAGTTTAACAGTGATACGTTCACACTAAAGCAGGAGTATTAATAATGGTAAAGGCAAGAGAGTGGACAGAAGAAGAGAAGCAGTGGATGAAAGATAACATAAGTTATGATACTGAGACGGGAAATCTTTTCTGGACTACCCCTCGTTCCGGTGGACCTAAAACTACGTGGTTTTTAGGCTACATTAATATGAATGGGTATATGTGTTTCAATAGGTCTTTTGGGGGGAGAAGTTTTTACTATCGTAATCACAGAGTTGTTTGGTTTCTTAACTACGGTTATGTTCCTGACTTCTTAGATCATATAGACGGGAACAGACTTAACAACAGAGTAGAAAATTTAAGACCTGCAACAAATAGCCTTAACCAAAGAAACAAATTAAGTTCTGGGGGTTGTAAGTTTAAAGGTGTGTCTCTGTACAAAGGTAGATACCGTTCCCGATTAAAAAGAAATTATAAAGAAATCCGAAGTGGGTACTTTAAAACTGCAGAAGAGGCTGCAAGAGCATATGATAAGTTTGTTGAAGAAGAATTAACACCACTAGAACGACAGTTCGCAAAGACAAACGAAGAAATGGGGCTATACGATGATGACACCTGATGCAGAGACAGTATTCGACATAGAGACAGATGGACTGTTAGATAAGCTGACTAAGATACATGTGTTGTCGTATCAAACAGCAGCTATGGATAAGCCAAGGTCTATCTTTGACTACGATGAAATGCGTGACTTCTTCTTGGAGTACAGCCTAGATCATACGTTAGCCTTAACTGGGCATAACATTGTACGCTTTGATATCCCTGCAGTGGAAAAGGTGTTAGGTATAAAGGTCAATGCCAAGCTGGTAGATACGTTAGGACTTAGTTGGTACTTGCACCACCACAGAGCAAAGCATGGTCTAGCAGTATATGGTGAAGAGTATGGCGTACCTAAGCCCAAGGTAGATGATTGGGAGGGGTTATCCAAAGAAGAGTATGCCCATCGTTGTGAAGAAGATGTAAAGATTAATGTTCGCCTATGGCGAGACCTAAAGAGGAAATTGGAGAAACTATATGAACAGTGAAGCGTGGAGACTTATCGACTACATCACATTCAAGTTAGACTGCGCTAGGGAACAGGAGGCCCTACGGTGGAAATTAGATGTAGCTAAAGCTAGTATGCACCTTGCTGAATGGCAGGGTATGAAAGAGGATAAGGTAGAACAACTAGCTAATGCTATGCCACGTCATGTGCTTACTAAGGTACAGAATAGACCCAAGGTGATGTATCGTAAAGATGGTAGCCTAAGCAGTCACGGGGAGAACTTTGAGGCTCTGAGGAAGCAGTACAAGCAGCCTGAGACGGTACAGAGTTTTGTTGTGCAGACAGGAGAAGAACGGGGTAATCCTAACTCAGTGTCCCAGATCAAGGATTGGCTGTTTAGTATTGGTTGGCAACCTAGAACATTTAAGTTTGTAAGAGAGGCTAATGGTGATGAACGACAGATTGAGCAAGTCAGGAAAGATGGGGAACTATGCCCGTCAGTTAAGAAGCTGGCTGTTAACGACCCTGCTGTTTCTATTCTGGATGGTCTTTCTGTTCTTACTCACAGAATCGGGATACTCAAGGCGTTCCTAGAGTGTGAGGTAGATGGATACCTAGAAGCTGGTGTGGCTGGCATGACTAATACTATGAGGTTTAAACACGCTAAACCTTTGGTCAACCTTCCCTCAGTGGAAAAGCCCTATGGTGCTGAGATACGAGGATGCCTGATTGCCCCAGAAGGTTACGTGTTGTGTGGTGCAGATATGACTAGCCTAGAGGACACGACTAAGCGACACTATATGCAGCCACTAGACCCTGAGTATGTAGCAGAAATGTCAAAACCAGGATTTGACCCACACCTTGACTTAGCTAAACATGCTGGTGTCATCAGCCAAGAGGACATAGACAAGCACAACACAGGAGAACGCAGTTTAAAGGCATTGCGTAAGAACTACAAGGTAGTCAACTACAGTGCCACGTATGGTGTCAAGGAGGCTACTCTATCTCGTACTACAGGCATGAAGAAGTCAGAAGCTAAGAAACTACTAGCTGCATTCTGGGATCGTAACTGGTCCGTAGAGGCCGTGGCAAAGGGTGTACGTGTACGGGAACCACAGGGGCTAGGGGGTATGTGGCTAAAGAACCCTGTCAGTGGTTTCTGGTACAGCCTACGTAGTGAGAAGGACCGCTTCAGTACACTTAATCAAGGTACAGGCGTCTATTGCTTTGACACTTGGGTTAAGCACTGTCGTAAGGATGGTGTCAAAACGATAGGACAGTTCCACGATGAAATTATCACTTTGGTAAAAGAGGGAAAGGAGACACAAGAGAAGATTAGTATGGAAGATAGTATAGAGCGGTTGAACGATGAGTTGCAGCTAAATGTCCCATTGGGTATTGATGCTCAGTTCGGTAGTAGCTATGCTGACATACACTAAATAAATTTAACGTGGTTTGTTATAAACACAAAAAAATGTTGCTATATATAAGTACCCACATAAGGAAAGGAACCCGACATGGGAAAGAAAGTTTACGTTGAGTGTCCAGTTAATTGGGCTAAGTTGCGTGAAGAAGACCGAGACATGGGTAAGAACATGCAGGAAGGTTCTGATGCACGAAACAAGATTGACGAAGTACAGGGACGATACACTGTGCAACTAATGCTTGATAAGGATACTAAGAAGAAGATGGTATCTGATGGTGTACCAAACAAAGGTATGCAAGCCCAATTGTTCAAGGAGGATCAGGAAGGTACGGAATACTTCTCAGCACGACGAGGACACTTTAACCCTAAGTTCAAGGATCAGAACACAGGGGAAATGGGAGTAGTAATGGGACCACCTCGTGTACTTAAAGAAGACGCTGACGGTGTTCTAGTTGATTGGGACTTTGAGACAGATGGTCTTATTGGTAACGGTAGTAAGGTTGTAGCAAAGCTAGATGTATGGGACGGTAAGCTGACTACCTTAGAAGCAATTAAGGTAGTAGAACATGTACCCTATGAAGCAGACGGGAGTGCTTTCTAATGACTAAAGCCACCATCATCTTTGAAACCTCGGAAGAGGTAGATGGGTACGAAAGTAAGACTACTGTTGAGCGTCATGGTATAGACACTCTTGAAAATCTTGCGTACTTATACAGTGAGGCTACAGTGGCAGGGGGCTGGACTTACGTTAAGGCAGTGGCCCTAGAGAAAGAGGATGAGTCTATTGTCTGGTCCGACATTTGAGCCAAAGCATGTCTTAGTTGATGGTGACATTGTTGCGTACAGGGCTGGGTTTGCCTCAGAGGGTAAGACCAGTGCAGATGCAAAGGACAAAGTAGACGAGGTTATGAACTTTATAGCTTCTAACACTATGTCCTTCCCTGTGCCTGACAGGTTCCATACGTTCTTAACTGGGACTGATAACTTTAGGTTTGCTATAGCTAAGTCGTATCCCTACAAGGGGAATAGGAGTAAGTCAGAAAAGCCTGAGTACTTACAACATTCGAGGGATTATCTAGTTTCCAAGTACAAGGCAACTATAAGCTACGGAGAGGAAGCTGATGATCTTATAGCTAAGGCGGCAACTAAATTTGGGCCTAGTACTGTTGTAGCTTCTATTGATAAGGACATGCTACAGATACCTTGCTGGCACTATAACTTTGGTAGGGATGAATGGTCACAGGTAGATGAGTGGGGCGGTTCTAAGTTCTTCTATACTCAGATACTAACTGGGGATGCAGCCGACAACATAAAAGGGATCAAAGGTGTTGGCCCTGTTAAAGCTGGTAAGTTGCTTAAGGATTGTACGACAGAAGAGGAACTGTGGTACGCTTGCTTAGAGGCTTATGATGGTGACTATGACCGTGTAGTAGAAAATGCCCGACTACTATGGCTAAGGAGAAGAGAGGAAGAGTTATGGGAGCCTCCAACAGTGAGAGACGGAGACACGCAATAAAGAACGGATACCGCTCTGGCTTGGAAGAGGATATATCTAAAGACTTGACTGAACGGGGTGTAGACTTTGAGTATGAGAAGCTAAAGGTAAGATGGCAACTCTTAGAATATAAGACCTATACCCCTGACTTTAAGTTACCCAATGGTATTATCATTGAGAGCAAGGGCAGGTTTGTTGCAGCAGATCGTAAGAAGCATCTTAAGATTAAGGACCAACACCCGTTCCTTGATATTAGGTTTGTCTTCTCTAACTCTAAGGCTAAGTTAAACAAAGGTGCAAAGAGTACTTATGGGGATTGGTGTGACAAGCACGGTTTCTTATATGCAGATAAAAGGATACCCGACGAATGGTTGTTGAAAACGTAGCTACCTTTAAGGTACACAAAGTAAAGGATGGTCCCTACCAAGACGAAGAGGATGGTATGTGGTGGTTGTTATGTTGGGTAGAAGATTGTGACCCAGAAGACCCAGATGATGCTATGTTTGATGAGGAAGTTCCCTTCTCTACATTCACTAACGCATACAACTTCAAGAAACACTTTGAGAGTTCTATTGATCCTATCTTAATAGAATTTCGTGCTGGGATGGAGATTAAGTATGACGGGTAAAACAGCTATTGTGTTCTCTTGCGCTCATGTAGACCCATCAGTAGGAAATGAGAGGTTTGATTGGCTAGGGGAACTTATCTATGAGGTTAACCCACACTACATCATTGACTTAGGTGATGGTGCAGATATGAAGTCCCTTAACACTTTTGACACACGCTACCCACAAGCTATGTGCGCTCAGAGTTACGAGGCAGATATTGACCACTACAACGAAGCTATGGACCGCCTAAGACGTAAGCCCAGTACCCGTAAGTATAAGGTGCCACAATGG